GTCCATTCTTAACCGTAACAAAATTATCATCTTGAGAGACGAGTTCTGCAACGACTTCTTCGCCAGTTGCAATACGAAATAGTTTTACATCAATCATTTAAAGTTACACTCCACCATAATTTCAGTTAATGCCGCAAGAATATTTACTTCCTGGTCAGCCACGAACGCACATTGGTATTGGTACTTAGCAATAACAAGAACGGCAGCAGGGATAGATTGGGGTGAAAGGCAATCATAACAGGCGTCATAAACCCTGCGAAGTAGACTAGAAGCATCGTTGTCCAAGTTGGAGACCACCCACTTGCGAACTTCTGGGAAGTTCTTGTCTTTGAGATGTTTAACAAGTTCATTTACATTTACATCAGAAAATTCAGCAAGGATTGCAGAATCAATTTTACCTCCTGCAGAGTATCTTTGACACTCATTTAAGACTCGTCGCCAATCGGGGAAGTGTTTGTTGATGAGTTCTGCAAGAACCTTTTCATCATACTGAACACCTTCAACATCCAAGATTTCTTGAAGACGCTTGAAGAATCCACCAGCAAGTTGAACTTTCTCCTTTCCTTTGATACCGAACTCTACAACTGCACAACGGGAGTGAAGAGGTTCAATGATTTTGTTTTTATAGTTACATGTAAAAATGAATCTACAGTTGTTATAGAACGCCTCAATATTAGCCCGTAGAAGGAGTTGAACATCGTGGGTTGTGTTGTCAGCCTCATCAATGATGATGACTTTATGTTTTGCATCACCCGCAGAAAGTGACACAGTAGATGCAAAATTCTTGGCTTGATTCCTTACAGTATCAAGGAATCGTCCTTCATCAGAACCATTAATCACATAATAGTCTACACCCAACTCCTCACATAGAGCTTTTGCAACCGTAGTCTTACCACAACCCGCAGGGCCTGCAAGAAGAAGATTGGGGATCTCTTTGTTATTCAGAAACTCCAGAAAGGTTTTTTTGTTTACATCTGGAAGAATGCAATCTTCAATTTTACGTGGGCGATATTTCTCAACCCACAGAAATTCATCACGGCTCATAATCAAATCCAATCAGGTTTTCTTTCGGGCATACGAAGATAATTATCAGACACCCAAGGTTTGGATGCAATATACCTTTTATATGCTTCAAATGTATCAATAGTGTCATCAAACTTCCATTCTTCGGGCATAGCACGAGCGAATGGAGTTACTTCTGTAATCTTTCCCCTTGGAAACAAATAGAAGGCATCCACAAGAGTCTTGTAACAGGAGTGGACCTTATTATACCGCAGAGTGTATTCGTCGCACAAGTTCAATCCATGTTTGATTAACCAATAGGCATTATGGATACTTTCCATTGCCCATTTGGTACAGGGATGATTACGAAACGCACCCTTTTCAGTTCTGTAGGGAGTGTTATCAGTCTTGTACAGAGGACCATAGTTATGGCCCCACTTCTCAGATGCCACAATGGAGAGCATTTGGCAGCACTCCAGGGGCATCTTAACAACGTGTTTATCGGGGAGACAAATAGCACTCTCTGCGGGCCAAGGAGAAGTTACAAAGATGTTCATAATAAAGGTGAGTCAACTCACTCATCATAAGTGGAATCGGGTTCCAAAGCAATGTAATATGTAAGATTCTTATCCTCGGATTGGAAACGAGAAAGGAGTTTCTTGGAGATCACAACCTCATAAGAACCAGGAAGGATCTTGATGTTCTCAACTTTGAAGTTTAGAGTAAAGGTTCCCGTGGTTTCACCAACAACCAGAGAATACTCGTTAGAAGTATCGTTCTTCTTGTCACGGACAACCAGTTTCACAACACCAGCTTCACCAATCACAGAAAGGTCGGGAACACCATAAACTGCTGCAGCCTTGAGGAGTTTGTCCAGTTGTTGAGTATTCAGTTCAAAACAGACATCTTCAGAAGGAAGAGAGATGGACTTTTCGGGAGGAGTCACGATCACTGCAGGATCTGCAAAGAAGTACTTGGATCGTGCATGACCCTCGGAAATTGTCACATAACTATCGTTAGTGAACTTAAGTTGAGGATTCTGGTAGAGAGACATTGCATTCAGGAACTGGTTCAGATCGTAAATACCAAAGTCTTTTTCAAACTCTTCTTCAACTTGTACTTCTGCAAGGATATTTTTCATCACAGAAATAGTACGGAGTTTGTTACCACTCTTGAAGAGAATGGACTGGTTAATACCAGAGAAGTTCTTGAGGAGAGAGACGGTTTTTTCAGAGAGTTGCATGGATTTTTCTTGGAGTTTCATAATCAACGGAATTCAGTAAGGCCATTATCTTTGCGGGAGTAATGCCCATCAAAGTGAAGAAGAAGCATAGCATAGTGAATAACTTTCAGAAGATCGCGTTTGTTACGACCATCCTTATCACCATAACGACTTCCATATTTTAGGATGTTTGCTTGACAAAATCCAGCGGCAAGTTTCTTTGCTGCCATCAAATCAATAGTTTGGATGTCGTTGTAACCATCCTCATCTCCACAGTAGTGGCCATGATAAGTACTGGTCACATAATCCTCAACATCTTTGAGGATTTTATCTTCGTTATATTTCCAAAGGTGATTGGTTGATTCAGTCATAAAAGGTTTTTTTGTCAAATTAAGTGTTCCAGATCCACCTTCAGTTAAGGTGAATTGATATTCGGAATAAGGATACTCGTCCATAATAAAGGGAAGGCGGATTTTTACCTTCCCCAATTATATCAGAATGGAAGTTATTAGTCAATATATTCTCCAGTCAGATCAAGTTGAGAGGGCATTTGGAAGTCTGCATCCACTTTGTCATACAGTTCCAGGAAGGATTGTTTAGTTTCGTCATCAAAACGATTCACGCAAACTTGAATCGCTTTGGCTTTGTCACCGAAGATACTATAAGCACGGATGATATGAACCAGACGGCGGGTGCTGATGATCTCCTCAATACCACCATCGTAGAAGGTCTTGCGGATGATGTCTGCCCAATCTGCGAGTCGTTTGCAGAATTCCCCATCCTTAACTCCCAAAGTTTGTGCAACCTTGTCAAGAATCTTGACTTCATTTGCAACAGAAGGATACTCCTGTTCAAAGGTCACAGGGAAACGCTCAAGGAATGCCTCGTTCAGAACATTCGTACCAATGAAACGACCATCATCGCTACCCTTACCTTTAGTATTTGCAGTAGCAATCACATTGAAACCAGCAGAGGGTTTTACGAACCGACCGATTTTCTTGAGGAAGACTCCCTTACCTTCAAGGATGGACTGAAGGCAAAGAATCTTGTTGGAAGCCAGGTCAATTTCGTCAAGCAGAAGAATCGCACCGCGCTCCAGGGCTTCAACGACCGGACCATTATGCCAAGCAGTTTCACCATTGACCAGACGGAATCCACCGATGAGATCGTCTTCATCAGTCTCAATCGTAATGTTAACACGGATCAACTCCCGACCCAACTGAGCACAAGCTTGTTCAACTCCGAAAGTTTTCCCGTTACCGCTAAGACCAGTGATAAAGGTAGGGTAAAAGAGACGACTGGAAATAATCTTTTTAATATCGTTAAAATTACCAAACTTGACGAAGGTATCATCTTTTTCGGGAATAAGGTTTTGATGCACTTCGGGAAGAACCGATACATTATTGAAGTTGCGTTCAATCTCTTGAACACGCTCTTGAGTCACCTCAAGATTCCAACGACCACGAGACACCTTGAAAGAATCAAGACGGCGAGTGACCGTAGGATAAGAAAGGTTATTCATCGCACAGTAGGCTTTGACATCACCAGAAGTAATCTCAACTCCATAAGTGGACTTGAGACCTTCAAGAATTTGATCATCGGTCATCTTGGTGCGGGGCATTGTGTGGTGTGTTTCTCAACTGAAGCTATAATACGACAAAAAAAGGGGGTTTGGAAGGCCTCTTGTGCAGGTTGCTCAAGTGGCCACCTACAACAAGTCTTTTACTTTTCCAACTAAATGTCTACCCCAAAAATCAAAAATAGAAACTTCTATTTCCGGATCAACAACGTACAATGAAGATAAACACCTTTGTTGTGAAGTTTGAACTTCAATGTGTCCATATAAAAAAGTTGTAGCATCTGTGGAAAAAATATTAGAGAGATTAACAAACTTCTTACCTTTGGCCGCGAAAATATTTGCAAATTTTTCCGAATCTTTATATAAATCAGCAATAACGAACTTTGTTGGCGTTTTTTTGAATAATCGCCAATATTGTACAAAATTTTTCATTCCACCAAAATGATACATCAATTGTTCATACTGATTAACGAAAGATCGATCTTCAGAATATTTAAATTCGGATTTACCCAACCAAGTAAAATAATTTTTCTCAGGAAAATTTCTAATGCAATCTATTAGATTATCATTTTTCCAACTATGTAAATGTTTATACCACTGCAAACTTTTTACATTAAAGTCGTAAACTATTACCCTACCATCTCGATTTAACTTATTATTTTTAAAAATATCAAATAGTTTAAAACCACTAGCAGTATTGAAAACCAAATCAAACTTACCTTTGTTGGTTACAGACATTGTTTCGCTATTGAATAACCAAATTTGATCTTTTACAGATTTTACATCAGATAAAATTTTAGCCTGATTCCAATTTTGACCATCATATGAAGTTACTGTTTTAATAGAATTCTCAAATTTATCCGTCTCGTGTTCTGGATAATAATAAAATTTATTAAACCGAAGCTTTTCACTTAGAGTTATTACAGGGAAATTATTTAAAAACATAGCTCTCAAAAGTTTCCAACCACGTCCGGCCTCAGATTGCATTTCCTCTTTGCCAGAATATTTTACCCATAGTGGAGTATAGTCATCATGAAAATTTTCAATACTTCTTTCTACAACTGGTAATAGTTGTTCTTCAAAACACCAATTACCAAATTCTGGAGATCCAACTTGTTTCCAAGCAATGAGATTGACTATAAAAAATTGTGGATGAAGTTCCAACCACTTTCCAGGCCAATTTAAAATATGTCCTGCTACACCGAAAGTATTTTCCTTTATAAAATCTCTAATTTCTCTATCATAATCAAAACTTCTTAATGTACAACCTGCAGATTGCATTACACAATATTCATATCCTTTAGACAAAGATTCTTGAAATATTTCATGAATTTCATCTCCACAGATTATTTCTACATCATTTCTAGGTCTATTAAGATAAAACAAAGTTGCACCTTTGGCTCTCAAATACATCGAAAAATTATTAATTTCGTTTCTTTGATTATATACTCCGTAACATACTTTTTTTTCTCTCATATTAAGTTGAGTAATTGATTTTTCTATTAATTTTTCATTAATATCTCCATGAACAATAAAATGATATCTTGGTTTATCACTGTTATTATGAACAGCGTGTATATTACCTATGTCTAGAAAAAATCCTGTGCCTTGTTTAAAAGGGACTACTCCCCATTCTTGGAAATAAAAATTACATCCTTCAGGATTATTAATTGCAATATTTAAAGGACCAAAAATTCTACCTTCTCCATCGGAGTGGGGCATAATGTACCCACCAGGGGCAAGTCGCATTATCCTAACTCTATCATAACTTCTATATCCCAATTTTTTCAAAAACCTAACACAAGTGGGAAAATATTTACAAACTTCAGTCCACTTATAATTTGGTTCAGTTAGCCCATACTGATCATAATGTTCAGTTGCATCAGGACGAATGCCATGTAAAGTTAAAGCCGACCAACCTTCATGAGAATAACTTAGATGTTTATCTTTTTGTCTATGTCCAACAAAAAGATGATCATTCTCTACACATTCTTGATGCATCTTCTCAAAATCATCTTCAAAATCTATTTGCAAAAAAGGCCAATCAGATTGAAAGACATCAAATTCAGTAGTGGTATGTGTAGGATACCATTGATTTTCCAAAGATATTTTTGCAAACTGGTCAAATATTCTATTCATATCACATTTCCATATTTGTCAATGAGTTCAAGATTCACAACACTTTTTACTTTTGAAAATACTTCTTCATTCCATTTTTTCTGTAACTTATAATCAAAATACCAATCATTTTGAATAGGATGGAATTGTAATAGTTGTTGATCTATTACAATATGTCCAAGATAATATCTACCAAGTGCCAAAATATTTAAATTTTCTATGGGTATTTTTTCTTGCGCTTCTTGTTCTACAGTCTCATACCATTTATAAAATTCCAATTCGTTTATCTTTTGTTCATAAATTTTTGATTGAAAACATAACCATACTTCTGAACTATATCTTTCTTGAACTTTTACCTGATTATTTGTAACTACTCTAACATCATTATCTTGAGCAGCACTCATATAATCTTTACCTAAAGTATTATATCCCAAAAACAACTGACCCCAAGAAAAATCCGTACTTAAAAATAATTTATCTTTTTCCTCCAATCTTCTACCGGGATATGGTGGATAAACAGTAACTAAAGCACTATATTGAGGGAACACCTCTTCTGTAGTCTCCATTGCGGTTTCTGTTATATGAATCCATTCATTCAAATCTAACCACAGATGATGAATTATTTCCCCTTTGTATAGTGAAGGAGTTGCTCCATAAATTTCAAACAACTCATGCAAATGATTTAGAGTTTCTCTACCAACATCTTCAGTTCCCTTAAGGGGTGGTAAAATTTCAGAATTATATCCATCATTAATTTCTCTAACTATGGAATTTAATTTTTCCGTTAATTCAGGCAAATGCAAGTAATTTCTATTTGATATTTTAAGATTCAATTCCTTGTTACCTTGTTTTCTATACGTAGTAACTTCATTAAGCCATTTTTCCCTCAAACTATTTTGTTGAAGAGAATAGGTTAATTTAAGTTGTTTTTTATTTTGTAACTCAAAAGTGAATCTTACAAATTTATTTTCTTCAAAGAACTCCACAATATAAACCTCAAACTATTATAATAATTTATTCAATCAATCTCTCGGAGAATCGTACTTTTCTCTTGCCTTGGACTCTGCCTTTTCCTTTGTGGTGTGTCCATGTTTTAGAACTCTAAGAACCTGGCGTCCAGCCCTTCTGTTCTGGGTTTGAGATTCCGTTTCTTTCTCACCTTTTACTTTTTTCTCTTGACGAGAACCACCAAAGTACTCTGCGTGTGATTTATATTCTTTGGATTTGGTACGGTCTACTTTTCTACCAGACTCTTTCTCATACTTATCAATTTCTTTATCTCTTTTTGCTTTAGCTTCAAGAGACTTTTTTGCTTTATCAGCACGAACTTCAACACCTACACGATGTTCATCTTTCATACCTTCTTTAGCAGCACGAGTAGCTTCCATGATACCTTCAAACCAAGACTCGCTCATATTGAGAATAATCTTATTTGCAGACTCTTCTGAAGAAGCGTAACCTTCATCAAGAAGATACTCAAGAACAATTTCATATGTAGAAACTTGTTCTTGCATTTCCTCCTCAAGTCTTTTTTCTTCTTTTTCTAAAGCTCTTCTGGTTAAGGTATCCATTTTACAAAGTACTTTTTAGATATTTATTAAGCGACCAACTCAATAAACTCTCCAAGAACTTTCTTGTTCAGTTTCTTAGTCCGCAAAGACTTTGCAAATGCAGACTTGATTTGACTTTTACTTGCATCTTCAGCAACATCAAAGTCAACCTCGTTAGAAAGAGCTGATGCAGACAAACCAAAGTAAGAATGGTATCCAGAAGTTTTGATATTGAAAGAACGATTCTTTTTCCAATCAGACATAATTTTCTGATACTCCTTACTCTCCTGATAATAACCCGAAGAATAATCACTAGTTTCATAGTAACGACGAATGAAAGATCCGGCCTCCCGACCTTCAAGAACACGAATACCAATGAAGTTCACATCAGTAAAAGAATCTTTAAGGTGTTCAAGCATCACATCAGTAAACTGATGATACTCATCTTTCATTTTATAAGTACGACCGAGTTTACGATCACGAAGGAAAGTAACGTGCATGTTGACACTATTCAGTCCGATATAGACTTCATCGGGATTATTAATAGTCCTACCCTTGAATTCCTTATGAAACTTCAAAGGAGCAGCTTCACCATCAGTCAGAATCACGCACTGAACTTTCTGGAGTTTGTTTTCTTTCTTGAACTTAGGAAGAATCTGATGCAATGTAACAATGGATTCATTCAGGGGAGTTCCAGAAAGAGACATGCGATAAGGATGAGTATACTTAGGAGCATTGTTATAAGAATACTTAAACTCCTTTGAAATACGATAGATGTTGATCATCTGTTCTTCAAGAACCCGAGAATTAGTCTTACTAGTGAAAAGATTCATCAAAGAGAAATCTTCATGAACTTGAAGAAGTCCAGGTTTCTTCTGATAGTGAGGGGAGAAATCCATATACTTTCCAGTTTCATCCAATTCACGGCGACGCCATTCATGAGTGAATGCATAAACCTCAAAAGGAATTGCAACTTTCTTGCAGAACCAGATGAGATTATAAAGTTGTTTGATAGTATCCAACATCACATCAGACATTGAACCACTCCAGTCAAGAACAAACACCAGACCATGATTCTTACCATCGGCAAGAGTGGTAACTTTCTTGAAGAGATCTTCATTGTACTTATAGGTGTGAAGTTTGGAACAGTCCAAAACACCAGTACGAGCAGTGGTTGCACGAGAATAAGAGTCTGCGGCTTTCTTACACTCAAACTCCTTCACAAGATAGTTAACTTCTTTCTGTGCAGAACGCTTGAACTCACGATACTCTTTGTCAATATCCCCAAAAAGGAATGAATGAGGATTTTCATATCCACTATCTTCCAACTTTTTAACACTGGAATTCCACCAATCATTAATATGTTTATGGACATCCGAGTTGGATGCAATGACGGTATCAAGATTCACTTTAGGAATCTCAACATAAACATTTTCACCATAAGGACTTTCATTCACCAGATCACGGATGGCTTCCTCCAGATTATCCGCAGTGCGAACTTCAGGCTCAGAAGTCTCGCCGCCAAGGTTTGAAGTCTTATCGGAGGGAGTATCGGATTTCTCCTCAGACTGACCCTCAGAGGACGCCTGGCCACCCTCTCCTGAGGTCTCCAACTCTTCCTGAGAAGGTTCAAGAGTTTCAGATTGAGGTTCAGAACTATTACCAGGATTCTGAGAGACATTATCAATGGAACCCAGTTTCACTTCCTCATCTTGTTTTTTCTTACAATATTCGTAGAGTTTTACTGCGGCTTCAATAGCATCATCAAAAGTTTCTGCATTTCCGATCATATCAATGATCCCTTGTTCTTCTTGAGTGAAGACAAGTTCAAGATAGTTTCCGATCTTGAAGAACAAGTTTGCACGATCGGCCAAGTTAAAGGTAGAAATATCCTCGTCTTTTACTTGAAAGAAGTCCTCGTCATGAAGTTCACGATAACCTGCATAGAAACACTTGTTCAGTCCACCATAACGACGCTTCATCAGTTTCTCAATGCGAGCATCTTCAGTCACATTGACAAACTGTTGGGGGACAGAATACTTCAGACTCCAATCCTCATTAGGAGTATAGAGAGCATGACCAACCTCATGGCCCACCAACATGTCATAGACCACACTAGAAGCCTTCTCCCACATCGGAAGGATCAGAACACGAGTATCCACATTGAAGGATGCAGTGGGGACATTCTTGTGTTCCACAACCAGATCTTCAGTTGCGAGGAGACGGGCGAGATTACCCTTGACTTCGTGGTTAACAGGCATGGACTTCGTTTCGTATGTAGCCAATATACGACGAAACCGCCCCATTGGAGCGGTTCATGTGACGCTTTTTGAAGTGTCTAAGGGCTTCTTTTCGCGCCCTCAGTGCTTGCGGTTTAAGTTTTCGTTTCTGTTCCTTCTTGGAATGGTGTTGCCAGTTTGGAGTGTTCATGACATGAGTTTACTGAATCCCTTTACTTTATCAAATTTCATCACCTTGTCAAACTTATCCATGATCTCATCGGTCTTATGTGAGATCACGAACACATGAGCGTCTTGAATGACATATCTGATGATCTTGGTGAAGAAATCTGTTCCTGCATCATCAAGTGAACTGTCAAAGATCTCGTCTAGGATGAGAAGATTTGTACTGGCCGAGTTTCTGAGTTTGGCAATGTCCCGCCAGGTAAACAAGAGAGATAGGTCAATACGCATCTTCTCACCTTCACTAAAAGATTCATAACTAAAATCTTCGTGAACTGGTGACTTAATAACCTCCTTAAACTCTTCATCCAGTGTGAAGTTGATGTAAAAGTCCATCATCTGTAGATACTTGTTTATCTGCTGGTTCATGAGAGGCAGATACTTTTTGATGATCTTAGACTTTACTCCACCATCTTTCATCAATGAATGAGCGAACTCGTAGTAATTAACTTGTTCTTTTTCGGTAGACCTTTGTTTTTCTATTGTTTCAAGATCTGTTATTAAATTGTCAAGGGCTTCTCTTTCAGAATTTCGGTTTTGAATTTGTTCGGTAATTTCTTGAATTTCATTTCCAAGATTTCTGATTTGTTTGTTAAGCCCAGTAATTTTAACATTGTTTGTGGTAATGTCATTGTTGAGTTTACTAATCTCCGTAGAATAAGATAAGAATTGTTCGTCTTTTTCCTGTTCTACATTGATTGCATCCTCCAACTCTCGGTATCCGTCATTGAGTTCTTTGGATTTCTCCTCAATATCTACAATCTTATCTAGGCGAAATTGTTCCTCAATGCTTTGGGTGCAAGTAGGACAAACCGAATTTTCTTGGAAAAACTTATGTTCAGATACTAAAGTTTGTATCTTTTGTTCCAGTTTTGCTTTGATTGAGTTCAGTTTTTTCAAACTGGATTTTGAATTGTTAAGATCCTCTAACTTTGGTCGCAAGTCGTCCTGAATGGTTTTCATAAGGACTTCATTTTCTTCCACCAGTTCAACAAGTTCACTATCCAAAGTTTTGATATAGTCTTCTTTCCTCTGGATTCTTTCTTTACCACTCTTGTCTAGATCTTTGATAAAGTTTTCTTGCATCTCAATCTTTTCCTCAACCAAATCCTTCTTGATTGAGTATTCACGAATGAGTTCATTTGTCCTACGCATCCTATCTTTAAGGATGTTATTCATCGTAGAAAAGATCTTAATGTCCAATAGATCCTCAACAATCTCTCTACGATGGGAAGATGTGAGTTGCATGAAAGGAACAAAAGTAGCCGAACCCAGAATGACCGTCTGAGTAAAAGACTTATAGTTCAGTTTTAGAATATTTTCTTCTAGTTTCTTCTGCTGATCTTGAGCAGCTGCATCCTGATCTTGAAGATTACCGTCAATCCAAATCTCAAAGATGTTTGGTTTGATTCCCCTTACAACTTTATACTCACGATTGCCAATAGAAAACTCAATCTCAACTACACAGTCTTTTTCATTTACTGCGTTGATGAGTTGGGGTTTATTAATCTTTCGGAATGGTTTGTTATACAAAGAAAAAGTAAGAGCATCTAGAATAGTACTCTTACCAGAACCATTAGTTCCTACAATTAAATTTGTTTTAGCGTCTTGGAAATTTACTTCAGTAAATTGATTGCCCGTGGAAAGAAAGTTACGCCAACGGATCGTTTTGAACAAAATCATATTTTCTAGGAGGAATCACAAAATCATCAGGGGTTATAATTGCATACTTGTAATTATACTCGTGGCAAGTCTTTATTGCAAGTTGTGGGTCAACTTCTACCACTTCCATTTCTGGATAATCATCTGCTTCTAAAAGACCGGCAAATCTTTCGGCATCATCTTCATCCTGAAAAAAGTATAATGTTTTATCGCCATCATGATCCGATACAGCATACGCTCCGTCTTCTTCTCCGTATGGCGTGATCATGTACATACTTATTCCATTTCGCAAGCTTCTTGATAGACCTCTCGCAAAAGTGTCTTGACCTTTTCTTTGTCTAGATCAAAATCAGAGTCCTCAACATATTTATTTAAAATAGTGATAGTATCCTCTACTTTTTCAGAATCAAACTCGACATCATCATCGTTAACATCAAAATTTTCAACAATTTTAATATCTACGACACCAGTCTTATAGATCTTATCTACAAACTTTTCGAATACTAGTTGATCCGACTTTTTGCGAACAATAATCTTTACGATCTTATCTTTATAAGGAGTTGTGTTGAATAGTTGAGGAGCTTGATCTTCATAATAAATCCTCTCAAACATTGTATGAGGATTCTCAACAAACTCCAATTCAAAAGTCTCCGTGTCAAAGAAATTGAATCCTCTTTTGTCATTTACATCATTCCAAAATAATTGATAAGGATTTCCAAGATAGAAGATCTTACCATTATTAGAACGAGTGTGGTAGTGGCCAGAACATACAATTCTAAACTTATCTAATAGACTAGAATCCATACCATGTTGTTGAACATTTCCAGGATAAACAGCAAATCCTTGAAGTTCAAGGTGACCAAAGGCGGCCTTTGTCTTAGTCTTTGACAACTTTTCCATGGTCTCTTGTTGATTCTCTGAAGAAATCCAGGGAATCATAAATGTTTTAAGGCCTGCAACATCATATTCACCAGGACTAGAAATAGGAACAATGTTGTCATACTCTCTCAAAAGGGACTCAATAGAGTTGACTTCATTGGTGTTCTTATAATATGCGTCGTGGTTTCCTACAATTTGATAGACAGTAATTCCAAGATCACGAAATTTATCGTAGACATTTTCTTTTGCCCAATTCAAAGCCCAAAAGTCAACACTCTTACGATTGTCAAATGCATCACCTAAGTGAATGCAATGTTTGATATTTCTACGTTTTAGTTCTGGAAAGAAAACATCTTCATAAAACTTTTTGAAATAATCATGAAAGGTTTTACTACCTTTTCTGGCACCGTAATGGGTGTCAGTCACACATGCAACTAATGTCATTGATACATTTTTGTTTGAATAGAATCTTTTATACTATTATAATCGGAAGAGTTGCCGTAGTCATCGTCCACAGTGAACACTTCATCATATCCAGATCTTTCAATAATCTTAGAACGAATTTCCATTTGTTTCTTTTCTTTTTGAATTCTTCTCAAAAATGCGTAGTGAATAATTTGAGTAAAGTAAGCAAAAGGATTTGAAGACTTCTCTGGATTAAAATTATGAATGTACTGAACGCAATTCTCAATTCCGTCACAGATCATATCCTCACGGAACATATAATTAACAAAGTTAGGTTTATATGAAAGATGTGTAGCGATCTTTAGGAAACATTCACCAAGATAATTCGTAATCCTTGGTTTTGGATCTCCATTTTCCGCAGCTAGTTTAACCTTTCTTTTATATTCACATATAGCTTCTAAAAATTCTTTATTATTTACATAATGTTCTGATCTTTTTCTTTTTGGTGCCTGCATTTCATGAGTCCCTATTTTTATTAAGTGTTCCTATTATAACATTATGAAAGACTCTTGACAAGACCCCACAATAACCTGTACAATTACTCTGTGGAGTTTCAAAGATCAGCTTTCGCTTTCTTTAGTATCTTGGCTTTTATAAAGTTTTTCGAACATTTTTCTTGCTTCAGAAACTGAAGAGAGGTATCCCATTTCTGCAGTGAGAGAATTTTTTGAATTTTTATTTTCTTGTTGTCTTAAATATTTGTGATACATTTCGATGGTTTCTTCATCACGAACTTCACTGATAGTAAGAATTTTTTCCATATCAAGTAAAAATGTATCATCATCAGCAAATTTTAACCATGGATCTATTTTATATCCTTGCATTCCAATTTGTTTCATCATAACAACTTCAATAGTTACTGGATTATTAAGTATTAACATTGTCCTACCCTCCTCTTCAGAAGGACAAACAATGGAGAATATTTCTTCTCCAGATATTAATTTTATTACTGCATAAAAATCTTCTTCCATCATTCTTTTAAGTTAACCTGAACAAATTCGTAGTTAAAATTTTCTTCATTATAAATTTTAACTCTTTCAATTAAGTGATTTAACGTATAGTTTTTTCTTGAATTTTTTGTACAGTCATCAGCAATGTCATATAAAACTGCTTGAGTCTTATTATCCCCTTTCCGTAATACTCTTCCTATAGATTGAAGATTGCGAATTCTGGACTTCGAAGGTGAAGCAAAAATAACATTATGTAAATTCTTGATGTTAATGCCTGTACTAAACGTTCCGTATGAAGCTACAATAATTGCATTTTGTTCTCTTTCAGTTATTTCTCTGACTAATTCTCTTTCTTCTGCATCAACTCCACCATGGACATAAAAAACTTTACGACCATCCTTTGCAGAATTATTTATTGATTCGTATAAAGGTTGTCCATGAGTTTCTACTCTTGAAAAGAGTACAAGAGTATTTCCAGTGAGATCCAATGCAAGATTCCTAATGAAATTATTTCTTTTTGGATGACCAATAATAAATTGAACTTCATCCTCAAAGTTTTCAAATGTTTGTGGATTGTGTTTGAGAATAATGATTTTAATTTGAAGTTTGGAGAGGTGACCCTTATCAATAAGTTCTTTGGTTTGAGTAACTTTGTATGATGGCCCAAACAATCCTTCCAGAACCCACTTGTGTGTTTGAGTTCCATCAAGAGTTCCAGTAAATCCAAATCTGTATTTTGTATTATCCATCTTGGTCATGATACCGACCAAAGATTTTGATTTGAACTGGTGAGCCTCGTCTCCAATGACTACATCAAACGCATCGTAGAACCCTCTAGGCAGTTTGTAGATGGACTGCCAGGTGGTAATGACTACAGGGAACTCATTCGTCTTCTCACGTCCACTGTAGATGCGGTGGCAGAAGTCCTCAGCGTTCCATCCGTAATCCTGGAAGTCTTTGAACATCTGTTCAACTAGAGAGGTTGTAGGAACTACTAGAAGAATCTTTTTATCTCTTTCTGCAAAATATCTAACAATAGAGTAAATCATGAGTGACTTACCCGATGCAGTTGGCGAGATTAAGAGTTTACGATTATATTTTAATGCATCAAAAACTGCATCAACTTGATAATCTCTAGGTTTGTGTTTTGAGATACGAGTCATGTAGTCCTTGACTCCTTCATAAGAGATCATCTCATTCTCTTCCAAAGGAGTTCCATAGAACTTATTGTTTTTAAATTCTACTTTATAGTCCCATTTTTTAGCCCAAGACACAACTTTGTCAAGAAGACCCACATAGATCTCTCCTGTATGTGTTGAGAAAAGACGAATCTTACCATCCCAATACTTACTTCTGTATTGAGGCATAAACTTTGCCCCAGGTACATCAAAAGTAAAATGTTCTGATAGTTCCTGATAGATGTGCGGTTCGGCCTCAATCTTCAGGAAAACTTCGTTCTTTTTCGCAATTACAATATCAGTCATAACCTCTAATAAATTTCTGCCACTCAATGGCATTTTTCAACTGGTATGTTCTATTTAATATAGTTTTAATAATGCTATCCAGATAGTTAAGCATCATCTGATAGTATTCAATTTTGGTTAGACACTTGATTAAATCTTCATCAGCATCCATGTACTTATCCAAATCTGGTTTAAGTACTTTATGATCAAATGGTTTTTCTACATATACTTCTGGTTCTGCTTTGCCTGTGTAGTATTGCCACTTTTCTTTTCTTAGAATTTTCAGTTTGTTTTCCTGAGCTTTCTTCAGAGTCAGGATATT